CTTACTGTATCAATTAAATAATGACTATCATTATCACTTCTTCCTTTTAACCATGTCAAACCGCCTTCACCAGAAAGATTTAGTCCATTATTTATTGCTTTACTACTAGCACCATCTCCATCATAAAGGAACGTCGAGAACACATCGTCAACGTAGGTCTTCTTACCTGCGCCACCTGCGCCAAGCAGCATCTGTTGTATCGGTGTCATATTAGCTCAACCCCGCACCTGAGATGTAGCAAGAACCTGTAGCTACAAAATATAAAGTAGCCATGCCTCTACCAGCTAAAGTTCTATTACCTGTAGAAGCGTCAGCAGAATTATAAATAGTTACACCAGAACCTTGAGTAATAGTTTGATCTGAACCGCTGTTATTGATAATAGTTACTGCATCACCTGTAGACATAACTGAATTAGGGACAGTGACACCACCTGTTGTAATGTCAATAGCTTTGCCAGCATCAGAAGCAATTAATGTATAAGCAGATGTTTTTTCTAGTTTAGGTATAGATCTTACATCGCCTTTGCTGTCTGATACCGTTCCAGTTACCGTAACGCCAGCACTAGTAGTCTCAAATTTCTTACTGTTGTTGTAATAAAGTTCTACTGCTGCGTCTTCTTGAGCGTTAAGTATTTGTTCTCCATTTGATCCAGCTACAGCTAAAAAATTAGTCTTCAGGAATAAAGCACCTGTACCTGTGTCATTGATGTAAGAATTTGAGCCATCGTGGTAGATCTGGAGATCATCACCAGTTCCTAGTTTTACTTTTACATCGTCTACCATGCTGATGTTACTGCCAGCATTTATACCAGAGGTGGTAGTTAAAGTACCTGTTAACGTGCAACCGCCACTCGTCGTCTCTAACTTCTTACTGTTGTCGTAATAGAGTTTTACTGCTCCATCATTTAAGCAGTCGATCATTGATTCTCCACCTGAAGTGTCAATGAAAACGCCTGTACCGTTAGATGAAACTCTTAAATATCCAGTACCATTCTCTAATATTCTGGAATTAGATCCATCATGGAAGATTTCTAGATCTCCACCAGTACCTACCTTTATTTTTGTATTATCATCAAATTTAAAAGCGTTATCTGATTTATCCCACCAAGCATTATAACTAGCACCATTAAGAGATACGTCTCCATCATGGGTAGCTCCGTCATCTACATGAACACCAATGACGTTTGTTCCTGTGCTAGTCGTCTCAAACTTCTTAACGTTGTCGTAAAAGAGTTCTACGGCTCCATCTTTTACACCCTTTATCATCCACTCACTTCCACCACTATCTAGGATACGAAAATTATCAGTATCAATCTCTAGATAACCACTATTATTTGTATTTTTAATAATACTGTGGGTTCCATCATGGTAGAGCTGGAGATCATCACCAGTTCCAAGCTTGATCTTTTCATTGTCCTCCATATCAATTTCTGAAGGTGCAATAGTTTGATCAGCTACAAGAGCAACAATTTCAGAAGCTGTTTGGTCAGCTGTAGCTGCTGTTTCTATTCCATTTAGTTTTGAATGGTCAGCATCAGTAAAGGTATTAGAATCACTAGCTGCCTCTACTGCTGTAGCTATTTGTGCAGCTGTAATAGCACCTGTATTTCCATTAACACTTAATACAGCATCTGTAGGTGTAGCAAGTAATGTGTAATCAGCCATTGAACCTGCTGAACCACCGTTATGAACATACGATTTGTTCTCGTCAGTTCTAACAACTACATCACCTTCTTGTGCAGTTAGTGATAGTTGAGCCGATTGGTTTGCAGCTGTCTGTACTGTCGTCAATGCAACAGCACTAGCAGAGATAGTTGTACCACTAATAGATATACCTGTACCAGCTGAATATGTAGTATCGGTTGGTGTAGCCCAAGTTAAACCACCTGTATTACCAGATTGTTTAGATAAGAACTGTCCATTACTACCAGAATTACTGATCTTTAAATTAGCTTCATCAACAGTATCATCAGCAATAACTGTAGCTCCATCTGCAGTAGATGTAACCTCACCAGTATGGTTAGGGTGTGTGTAGTTATTAGCTGATGTAGCTATACCATTTAACTTTGTATGGTCGGCATCAGTGAATACATTTGAATCACTAGCATTTTCAACAGCAGTTCTAATTTCTGCATCAGTTTGATCAGCTGTGGCTGCTGTTTCAATACCATCTAACTTTGCTCCATCAACAGACAAATCTCTACCGTCAACTGTTTGAGAACCAGTAAAGGTTAAGTTACCTGTCATTTGATCTCCTGCTTTAGAAACTAAGTTTCCAGTAGCTGTTACACCACCTTGCCAGGCTGATCCATTATATACCTTTAACTCACTACCTGTTGTATCAAAGTAAAGATCACCAGCATCTAAACTAGATGTAGGTGCAGAACCTGATACACGATATCTAGCAGCAAAATCGTTAACTGTGCTTATATTAGAAGCAACAGTATTAACATTTGATATAGATCCAGCAACAGTAGTTACATTTGCTTGTACACCTGCAACAGTAGTTACGTTAGCACTTATTCCAGCTACTGTAGTTACATTACCTGATATACCTGCAACTGTAGTTATGTTACTTGAAATATCAGCCAAAGTATCTAAATCAGATACAATTGCTGTAGTACCTAATGTATTCAAATCAGACACAGCATCAGCTGTACCTAGTCTTCCTATTTCAGTTGCTTTACCAGCTACTGCTCCTATATCTGCAGCATCAGCAGCTACAGCGTTAACATTAGATATAGACCCAGCTACAGTGTTAACATTAGATACAGACCCAGCTACAGTATTAACATTAGTTATACTTCCAGCGACTGTAGTCACTTCTGTTGCTTTTGGTACTTGTCTATGGAATGAATAAGTATGTAATGTAGAAGTTGTTTCTACAATCATGCCAAAAGTAGCAGCGTATGTTGTGCTATTTGCTAGCCCATTAATAGTTACTGTATTACCAGAACCTGCACCGTTAGCAATCGTTGCCACTCCAGACCCATTTGATGTGAGGTTACTAGCGAGAGCCTTAATACTAACAAGAGTACCTGCACCATTATTAACATCAGGGTTAGCAGAGGGAAAAGATGTTTCATTTGCTATAGGAACAAAACCACCTACATCATCGACAAGATCAATAATTCTTGCATCAATAGCAGAAGTTGTAGCAATTTTATTGTCAGCAGCACTCCAAGTTTCACCTGATTGGATCTCTTCTACAGTGTCTTTACCGTAGAAAATCTCACCTGCTCTCTTTGCAGAGTAAGTCTTGGTATCACTTGTTGATGTACCAGAGGTAACAACTGCTGTACCACTCATGTCATTAATAACAGGAGAAGTAAGAGTTTTATTTGTTAAAGTTTCTGATCCTGTTAGTGTTGCTGCTGCATTTACTTTCGTATGATCAGCATCAGTAAATACATTACTATCAGAAGCAGCTTCTACTAGTACTCTTATCTCAGCTGCTGTTTGATCATCTTTAGCTCCTACATCAATTCCATCTAGTTTTGAACCATCTGCAGCTACGTCTCTACCATCTACGGTACCTCCAACAGTAACATTACCAGTTAGTGTTGAGACTCCATCTACAGTTAAAGTTCCGTCTACATTTAAATTATTATCAAAATCTACAGCTCCTGTAACTTCTAATGTACCAGGAACATCAACATTACTTGTCCATTCTACATCAGATCCGTTAGATGCTGTTTGAAGTATTTGTCTTGCAGATCCATCAGCTAATTTACTAACAGCAATCTCTGCAGTACCGCTAATATCTGCGTCAACTATAGCACCATTAACTATATTAGCACTTGCTACAGTGATATCTGTAGGTAAAGCACCAGATCCAAGCTTTGTTAAACCTATAGAATCATTAAGTAATTTAGATCCTTGTATATTTGCATTAGCATTTATATCAGCATCAAGTATAGTACCGTCAACTATATTAGTTGTTGCTACAATAATATCTGTAGGCAAAGCACCACTACCAAGTTTAGCTAAAGCAACAGAATCATCTGCTAATTTAGATCCTGCTATATTTGCAGAAGCATTAATATCTGCATTAACTATAGTACCATCTTTAATAGAACTTGTTTCTACAGAAGATGAAGCTAAATCCCAAGATTGTATTAACTGATCATCCTTTTCTTCTAAAGCTCTTAATACTTGTGTCTGATTATTATTTAAATCACCATGATAAATAGGGGAACTATTACTATATGTAGCTTTACCTTCTACATCACTATTTCCACTATTTAATATCTTTGTATCTCTATAGATATAAACAGTACCACTAGAAGGTACATTACCTGAAGTCCAGGTTACAGTACCACCATTAGTAGTATAACTTGTTATATTATAGTGAGTAGCGGCTGTCTTTAAGACACCATCTACTCTAACTTTTATTTCATCAGAAGTGAAGGATGGTATTGAAAAAGCTTCAGTAGACCCACCACTCGCTGTATATTGTTTAAAACTTGCCATTTGTTATTTATAAATTGAGATAATGGGTTGGATTTGTTGTGTCTCTTTAGTCTTTTTCATACGCTTGATCTTTTTCTGTTTTTGTTCTTCGACGAGAGATTGAACATTAGTATCGTTCATTATCTTAGCCCAAGCTTTTCTCCGTGCTTCATCCATAATATTATCAATTTTCATATTATGGAAGTAGTCTTTTCCTTCGTATTCACCTCTATTACCTGCTCTTATATCAGCATGCATTGTTTCTATAGATTCTAAAACTTTTTCATTTTCAGCTAGTTTATCTAGCTTTCTTTCTAAGTTTTGTTGACCTATAGCTTTTTGATACATGGATCTAATTTCAGGAGAATCAGTTAAATCATCACCAAATGGAGAGAAGAAAGTTGATACTCTTAAATCATAACCACTTTCAAATAGAAGTTTTCTACCTGGACTTTGATCTAAACTAAAGTTAACAGGACTGAATGCGTTGAAGAATCTAGTTAATGGATCCCACTCTTTAAGAGGTTTACCAGTTAATATATCATATTTAATAGGTAATGGTTCACCAGCTATTTTCTCAGTTAATAAGTTTCTATTTCTTATAGATTGATCAATACCAGATCCTAATTCACGAGTATAAGGAGTAAATAATTTACCAAGTTCATTCCTTAGACCAGCTAAAGGTACCTGATTGTTAGCTATATTCGCTACGATACGTTCTGCTTGTCCAGGTCTACCACCAAATAAATCAACAAACTGTTGCATACCAGCTAAATAAGACTTACTAGTAACACCTTGGGCTAATAGTAAACCTACTTTAAGTAGTTGTTTCTCAGTCCATTCTTCACCCATCAGCTGACTAGCATCACCTATATCAGCAATCATAGACATTACTTGGTTAAATGGTTCAATGGAATCATATCCAATTCTAACACCACCTAATTTAAGAGTTCTAGGTTTATACCCAGCATCCATCCATACTTGTCTTTTCTGTCTATCAACAGGACCATTACCTGTTAGATCTCCTCTCATCCAAGCTTGGCTAGCCATGAAAACTAAAGACGAACCCATAGCCAGTCTACCGACTTGTAATGCCTTAGCATTATCTAGTTCGACTGCACTAGTGATACCATATTGTCTTAGATTATCGATGTCTTTATAACCAGCAAATGCTATATCATTCCATTCTTTAACTAAGAAGTTAAAACCAGGAGTATGTTTAGCAGTTAATTGAAGACCATTTACACCAGTTCTAGCAAATAAGAAGAAAGGTTTAGCCCATGGATGAGCTTGGAATACTGAGTTTAACCCTTGAGCAAACCCTTTTAATTCATTAGTTAACGTAACTTCTTTACGTGCAAACTTAGTAGCTTCATCTACAATATTACCGTTACCATCAAAGATTTGACGATAAAAATCTTCTTCATATATCCTTACTAATTCAGGAGTAATTTCATTATAGGCAGTAAGTTTACCTTTAGCTTTAGCATCTAATGCAGACCTCATAGCTTTCTCTCTCATCTTAGTTCTACCTAAGATATAAGCAAAAGCATCGTCAGTAGCTGCCATTATCTTTGTTGAATATGTTAGGAAGCTTTTATTATTTAAACTTCTAGCCATATTAGCTAAGTTAAACCATACTCTATCACCAGTTGTAGCTCCAGAATCAGGACTTTCAACCCATTTCCTTAGCAATTCCCAGTTATCATCGCCTCTAGTGTACTCAGCAAATCTAGTTTTAACAGTAGATATATCACCACTCCAGTAAGAATCAAGTTTATTTCTAAATAAAGTCCATGATTCAGGTATTGCTTCTATCATTGCATTGATTGAAGATAGCCCTGCTCTAACTGTAGCAGTGTCTCCAGTAAAAGGAGTACTAAGCATAGCACCAAATGTCGTAGATAGAGGTCTTAAGAATGTAGCCGTAGCTGTACCCATAATAGCTCTAGCAGGAGTCTTAGGACCACTTAGAATACTATGGATCATAACACCTTCAAGCTCTCTTATAAACGCACCAGTCTGTTTCTTACCCTCAATGTCACCACCTTTAATCATCTTTCTAGCCCAATGATCAAAGTCATCTACACTATTAACTGTCTTCATAGAAGAGAATGCTTCAAATAATGCATTCAACATATCCTCATCTGGCTCATCTTTAGCTATTTTTAGGATAGACATAATAGATTCTCTAGTATCTGCCATATCCTTAGATAGGGTTTCTTCTAGATACCTACGTTTACCAGCTCCTAACTCTCTAAAGTTCTGAGATTTAACAATTCTAGCTTTCTTTACTTCTGTTAAAGCAGTTAACATAGTATCAACTATCTGATCTGCAGGACCATCAATGTCACCTAGATCAGCAAAGTCAGCTATCTCTCTACCAGCTATACCTAAATCTCTTAATTGTCTAATTAAACTACCCACAACTAAGTCAGCAGCAACTACATTCTTACTAGTAATAGTCTGAATTTGATTAGGAGTACCTTTATCGTAGATGTCATAGGATTCAAATAACTCTTTTAGGTATTCTCCAGATGTCATATCAGCTGCATTCCTACCTAGTGTCATACGTTGATGAGCAGCTACAGAATCTCCAAATACTTCTACAAGTCTCTTTCTACTATTACCAACAGCTTCAATAGTTTTTCTAAACTTCTCTTTACTGTATAGTTTTGATAGTACATCTTCTACTACCTCTTCACTAATATCAGCTTCTCTTGCTACACGTTCCCTTTGTATAGGAGTTGTTACAGACCCTGTTGATCCATCTTCAGCACCCCATTCATGTCTAATTCTTTTCTGCTGTTCCCAGACGACAAAAGGATCATCCTCTGATACATGAGCAGCTTGGTGTGGATCAGCTACTGGTTTATTTTTACTACCACGGAATCCGTATTCATTCCTTCTTAACTCTTGAATTCCTTTTCTTAATGTCTGTAATTCTACACTCTTCTGCCTATCAGCTATTCTAGCTTTAACAACATCTGAGCCTTTACCTAGAGTCATTAATGCACTATCGAATACTAGACCAATACCTATACCTTCAGCGATATTTTTCAGTTTCATCATTATAGGGTGATCTGTATCCTTAGTAGATAGAGGGGTATCAATCCATCCATATCTATCTCTAAGCATACCTAGTGCATTCTCAGCATCTGATTCTTTAGATATTAAATCAGAAGCTGCACCGACTCCAGCAGCTCTAACTAAACTATTAGCTAGTATACCTGTACCAGTTATACCCATTCTGGCTGCTGTTACTTTAGCAGCTGGTATAATTGCAGCAGCCATGCTACCAAAGTGTACAGTACCTCTTAGTAGTTTACCCCACCATGTTTTAGTGATGATAGGGTTATCATGATCTACCAAAGGATCCCATTCTGGTCTATAGAATCCTTTCTCTTTTCTTTCTCTAGCTATTTCACCAGTTAAAGCATCAGCTGTACGTTCAGGGAACGTCATTAAAGATGATGCAGTATCCTGTAAGCCACCAACTCCTACGGATTTAAATTCTTCAGCAACTGCTTTTAAGCCCCACTTGTCAGCATTCCTTGGATCTGCTTGTACTTGTTCGGCTTTCTCTTCTGTTGCTTCTTCTTCAACTTGTTTAACTTCTTGCTCTTCACGAGATTCAGTTATATCTTCTAGATACTCTCTAGCAGAATCTATTTGTTCTCCTAAAACATTAGTATCTATTTGTGTTGGATCTATCATTTTACCTTAGTAAATTATTCATTTGATTTGGATATTTCTTCCATTGTTGGTCCATCTAAGATACCATCTAGAATACTTATTATCTTACCTATAGGGGCGGTTTCAATCCAAGCTTCTATATCTCTTGCACCTTCTCCTGTTATTACACGAGCTATTACTCGACCAGTAGCATTTAAATTACCAGCTTCATCAGTTAAAGCATTCATAACTAATTCTCTGGTACCTACAATTGTTTGAGCTATACCTGTCTTTTGGAAAGATTCACCTGCAGTTTCAGCTTGTCCTAATGTAGCCATATCAAAAGGCTCTTTAGGTTCAATTAGTGTCCTCTTAACTTGTTCCTCTGCTACACCTGGAAGTAAGTTATCTAGGTGCATAAAGAATGGAGTCTCTCCTACTATATCAGAATAAGCATCTATTAATTCTGGTTCTATATTAACTAGTTGTATCCAGTCTAAACCTGGAGTTGTATAACTATTACTAATCTGAGCATTAGCTCTAGTTGCACTAGATAGTTGATCAAAGTTGAAAAAATTAGTATAGTCTAATACAGGTTCTTTACCTTCTACATCTTCAAATAAAGCTCTATAAGTACGACCTGCTGAAGGTTTATGTTTTAGTAAAATTTGTTCTTTTAATGCTAAAGCTTTTACTGGATCAACTGTTCCATCATCTTTTATTAAGCCTGTAGATACTAATCTGTGTTTCATTACATCTGAAACCGACCATGTTTTATTACCTAATGTAGAGAAGTTTTTATAATACTCAGTAGGATCTGGTCCTGTTCTTATAACACCTTCACCTAGTTGATAATATTTTAAAGCAGCTTGTAAATGTACTTCTTCTCCTACCCAAGGTTCCTTAGAACTTAAGTGTGTAGGATCAGATTTAATTTTATCTTTTACATTTAATAAATCTTGAGCAGCTGTATGGTTAGGATTGTAAGCAGGGTACTGATTATATAATCCTGCCTCGATTTCTTTTTTTATTTCAGTTCTAGCAAAACTCATAGCTTCTTCATCAGTTTTACCTAGAGATTTCTGTGCTCTAAAATGCTCAGCAAAAGCTTTATTAGCTTGATCTGTTATAGCTCTATGTGTAGAATTTTTTACAGTTGTTGCAGTTCTTCTTTTTACTTCATCATTAGCTAGACCACCTATAAAACTTTCAGCACTTTTTACTTGTGAAGCATCCATATTAGGACCATCTACTATAGCTTTAATTTTACTATAGTATGGACCTGTCGGATCAAACTCACGTAATTCAGATGGGTCAATTTTATAACCTGCTTCATGTCTAGCCCATAAAAAGTTAAAATGCTCTTCTTCTACATCTGGTCCTAAGTCATCAAACCGTGTGATGTTACGTTTTAATTCTTGTACAGGTTTATCCCATCCTTTATCCCATGCTTGTTGCTCAAGTTTTTTTAAATACTCTAACTTCTGTTCAACAGTACTCTTAGAATCATCCATGACCTTAGTCCATTCTTCAGATCCTTTTGTTTCTTGCCACCAGTTATGTTGCTGAGTATCTATATCTTGTTCATGCTGTGCTATCTGTTCTCCTTGCTTAATCCTAACCTTCTTCCTTAATGGACCGTACTCTTTATTCCAATAATCTTTAAGCTTACGTGATTTACCATCGTGACCTTTTATTACAGCTTCACCTATTCTTATTATATCTTGATCACTAAGCTCACCTGAATTCCAGGCTTGCTCCATAAATCCAAACATTTCAGTTCTACCATTTGACCAAGAGTAAGCATGGAATGCATGGAAATTACCTAAATAATCTGTTATCTTATTACCTAATTCTTTTGCATTCTTTTCTTCTATTTCAGGTTGAGTTAAAGCTTCTCCATCTACTACTTCGGAAGGTGTTTCACCTACAGCAAATAGAGAAGTCATAGCCTCGTATCTATCTCTTTCCATTAATGCTTTTTGAGCATCAACTTGAGCTTTTACATAACCTTTTTTATCTTTCTGGAAATCTTGAAATATAGGACGTACAAGATATTTATTTAGTAATCTTTTACTAAATTTATTTCCAGCAATTGTTTGAGCTAAAAATAATTCAACAGTTCCTCTATAAGCTATTTCGTAATACTCATCTGGTTCACTTGCAGCTTCTTTTAAAGTTATCCATCTACCATCAGGCATTTCATGAAGATAATTTTCTTCTGCTATAACTTTGAATTTAGGCCAACCACTTTGAGCAGCGTCATGTAAAGCTTTTATATCGTTTCTACTTCTTGAAGCTTTTACTACAGCATCTTGAGCTAGTAAACCAGCATCAGTTTGGCCTTCTTTTAAGAAGTTATCTTGATGAGCCTGTATTTCTCCACTGATTTTATTTTCTTCAGTTAGTGATTCAGTAAGTGACTTATCTTCTTTTTCGTGTTTTTCTTTAAGTTTACTTTTAACTTGATCATCAACTTGGTTTCCACTTAAAGGACTGAAGTCATTAAATAGTGCATTAGCTTCCCGTCTATCCCTTATGTCTACATAAGATTGTACAGCATTAGGGATTAATTCAAGAAGTTCTTTATGCCTAGCTTGCTTATTTTGATTGTACTGATTCTCTTGAGCAATAACTAAATTAAAATGATCATTCATTTTTTTAGTTGTCTCATCAATCTCTGAATTAACTGACTTAACTAAGTCAACTTCTGTGGATGCATAGTTCCACTTAGAGATATCTGGGGGAGCGTCACGCTGCGACCCCAGTACTGTGTTAAATGATGATGTCATAGTTAACCGAATACTCCTGAAGTATTTACACCTAATGCATTTAATGGATTAATCATACTTATACCAAAGCTAAATAGATTCGTAAGTGGATTACCTCTATCTTTAGGAGGCATCATTGTTGGCGGTCCGAACTCAGATGGAGCTATACCTAATGATTGTCTGTTTTTAGCTACAGTATTCATATACTGTCGTTGCATACCCTTCTCAGCTATAGCCATATTTCTACCGAATGTCTGATGAATAGTATTTTCTATATTTGATTGCTTTGCTAATAAAGCTAAGAATTCGTTATCACGACCACCTCTTATCTGTCTTGATCTACCACCTTCAAATCCTTTTTGTTTAGCAGCGTACTGCTTAACTAATGCTTCTTTTGCTTGTCTACCTTTACCTTGAGTATGTAGAGCTGCATAATATGCATCACTCCTTGCTCTACTCAAACCAATGGTAGCTACATTCTTACCTCTTACATAGGAGGTTTCTTTGTTATGAAATTTTAATGCTTTCGATTGGTAATCAAACTCTCTTTGGCTTTGTCTAGCCTGAGCTTGTGCCCTTATCGCTGCATTTTTATCTGGTCCTAGTAAACACACGGCAAAATTCTATAAATAATAAATTGTTAGGTCCATATGTAAACTCTCTTAAGAATTTAAAACCTAGAAATTTGAGTAGTTTTAGGTGAACTATATTACGTCTATCTACAATGTTCCATAGTAAAGGTTCTGTTCTACTCTCTACAAACCTTTTGGATCCTCTTGCAAACGAATGTGGGTACTTTTCTATAACTGGTGTACATACCATCCATATCTGTCCAGCATTTCCTACTCCCGCCATACCAGCAGTCTTGCCGTTAGGCATAGTGAAATACACAGCAGAGCCTTCCTGAGCGATGAATTTAGCGTATTCCATAAGATCCCACCCGTGACCTTCTTCGGCTTCTCTGCGATCTTCTGGACGTAGATTAGAGGCTACATCAATTGCAGCCTCCAATGTTATTGGGTGAATTTCTACTTTAGACACGTCTATAATTTTTTGGTGAGTAATCTCCTTCCCATGATATACTTTGTAAATTAAATGGTCCTACTTGATTTTTTCCTCGATCTTGAGTTAAACTAAATTTAAAATTGTTGTTTTTTTGATATACAGGTAAAGTCATATTAGCATGATTTACTCCATCTAATCGACCTGCTTGGTAATTATTTGACTTTATAGAAGAATAATCAGTAACTAGTAAACTTCCATTTACTGAAAGTGCTGTAGCTGAACAACTACTAGATTCTGATGTATTTATTTTAAGCCTATGGATTACTAGATAATCTTGATAATCTCTTTTTATACTTTCACCTTGCTGTTGTGTGTAGTAGAAAACAGGAAAATCTAAAGTAATTCCATAGTGAAATCCTACATAAATTGTAGCACTGGACCAATCTCCAGATACTTTGAATGATGTTCCTTTAACAAGATCTTCAACTGGTTGTGATAACGTATATAGTTTACTGTGATTATCAGTATCGTAATAAAATGCAACAGCAAACAAACCATCACTATTACGTCCATCAGTAGCTAATCCACTAGTACCTGTAACATCAGGCCACTCACCACCATTACTATTATTACCAACAAAAGCTGCTATTTCTACTACTGTAATACCATTATTAACGACATCAATTTTTGGCATGATAACGGATCTTTCATTCTGTGAATTATTATCTACTTCAGAAGAAAACCAAAGATAGTTTGTTCCAGTATTAAATCCTCCAGTTGAACCAGATCCTGAAGCTGTAGCCTTAACTCCAACAGCATTACTCTTTGCTAAATGATTATTAGTATCTGACATAGTTAAAGTACTATGTGTACTACCATCTGCTTTCTTATATTTTAAAGTAATAATACCATAAGTATCCATATGACCGCTAGTCTCAGCAGAAGTATTATATGGTTGATATAATCTGAATGCTATATTACCTAACGCTTGAATATTAGTATTAAGGTTAACACTATAATTATTTAATCCTGCAGGCTTAGCACTATTTATAGGTATTATTTTACCAGCATCTGTCCATGTAGCACTACCTGATGTTGGATCAGAATCTGTACTGTACTGTAAGAATAATTCTTCTGATTGTTCAGATGGACTATAACCTGATATATTATTATGCCAATCGAAATCAGCAGTACCTGTACCATGAGTAAATGTAGTCTTATTTGTAGCAGAATCATAGACACCACCAGTCATAGTAACCCAGTTATCTAAATAAAGATAACTATCTTTAATTGGAAATATTACATTTCTATCGTATACAACGGTGCTAGGATCATTAGCATCTGTACCTTTAACTAAGTTACATCTTACTAAAAAACCGTCACTACTTAATAAATAAAAAGCATCATCAATAATAAAACTATACCTTATACTACCAGTAGATACTTGTCCTAAATCAAACTCCCATTTAAACCAAGCAGCTTGCTTTCTTTCACCATAATCTTGATATTTAAATCCATAAAAAGTATCACCATCATAACCTGTTTTACCTTGATCATGGAAGAATACTAGACCATTTTCAGGAGAATTGATAACATGATCAATAGTATTAGGTAGCATGTTTTGTACTACTTTACTAGTTTCAACAACTACAGGTTCTTGCTCTCTCTGTACCTGTTGCATTTCCATGAATCTACAAGACCCACCAGTATTATCAACATACCCTATTGTAGTACCTAATGATATAGGAGATATATTTTTATCATAACTATAATGAGATATACTTCTGAACTTAGCTGTATCTGGATTCAATACCTCTGCATCAGCTGATAGTAGGAACTGTTGATTCGTACTAAACACAACTAATCCAGCTGGTATCTCTATACCATCAAATAAGTCAGAAGGATAAGTAGAACTACTAGATATATCTATAGGATCAATAGCACTAACTGCTAAAGCTGTCTTAGCAAAGAAGCTTGGAGTTACTAAATCTCCAGGTCTACTTAGTATAACATTCTCACCAGATAAAAAAGCTAGTCTATTACGGAAGAATAATACTTTATTTATTTTAGAAGATCCATCAGCAAATGTAGGCATAGGATTTGTAGTATCATCACCTACATCTCTCTTACCCCAGTCATAAGCTTTAAGAAGAAAGTCTCCATCAGCTTGCCTCTGTAATACATGAGGCATAGTATCAGCATTTAAAGAACTAATTATTCCTGGTTTTGGACACTCTTGCCAAGAGCCAGGTCCATTCCTATTATTTTCTCCTATAAATTTCAAGTAGTAATCATCTTCATCAGCATCTCTAGAATTTGTTACTTTAACTATATAGTCATGTTTACATTGATTAGGTAGTTCTGCTACATTATTTACATCCGACTGCATTACTCTGATTAAATCTTTATCAGGTACTTGAATATTAAAAGGATTTGATGACCACAAATATATACCATTACCAATGATATCATAATTTAAATCATGACTATTACTTATAGTATCTAATTCCGTAGTTATACCACCTAACACAGCGTCTACAGTAACAGCTGTTTCTGCATCAAATGGAGTTGGTTCTGGTCTAACTGCTTTAATATTAGCTTTAACTACAGCGGTTTCAACTTTTTCAATTTTTATTTCAAAGTTATAATTAGTAACAGCTTGATCTAAAGTAACAACTACTTTATCACCTTCTTCCCAACCTTCACCTCCATGTAATAGATCCACATTATTACTATAAGCACAAATATATTCATTAGCACTAATGTTAGCATCATCAAAGTTACCACTAGGGTTACTACCTTGCTGACCTAAAGCTGTGATACGGAATATTAAATTCTCTCTACCAGTAGTTATATCTGTACCACTAGCATTCTTTACAGAAACTGTACTAGTACCTGAATAGCTACCCGCAGCTGTTACTGCAAATACTTGTGTACCAATACCAGGACAGTGTCCTGTACCACCAGCAGTACTCTGAGTAGTAGATTCAATCTTTACTCTAGTAGCTACCTTTATTGTAACATCAGCAGTTGATGTATCATCATTATTAATATTTAAACTATATTGTCTACCATTCTCTGTTCTTAGTAAATCGATAAAAGCATAATATTTATGAGGAGCAAGTCTAGTAACTGCACTGTAACTACAAGCTGGATTAGTAGGATCACTAATGAGACCCATACCAGTTATTGTTTCGTCGAATAATGTAAATGTATTAGCATCAACAATACTTGTTATATTATAAGTACCATCTGCAGGTTTAGATCCATCATCTGCATCAGCTGTGAAAGTTATATCTACAGCTTCAGTAGCAGTCAGACCATGGTTAGCTTTTGTTACTGTAATTATACCAAAACCATACTCTAAGTATTGAGAATTATTACCAACAGCAGTAATATTTATCCAAGTATTAGCATTAGCATTAGCTAAAGTAGTAGCTAGTCTTAATGTATTAACATCAATTCTAATTACATAATAAGCTGTTCCATTTGTTAATGGAGTAGCTAATCCACTACCACTTTCAATATAGTATACCTTATCTCCAGTACTAAAGCCATGACCATTAACTGTTATAACTCCATTCCAAGAACTGTTGATTGCACTAGTAGGTATAGTATGAGATTTATTCCTAATATAACTACCATTACCTGTAGAGCCAGTACTTACAATTTTAGTTCTGTTAGCTATAAAAGTAGTATCATTAATAGTTAAAGCTTGGATATCTTCTATAGCTGTAGCACTACTAGGAGTTAAGTAAGATGTAATATTTGTGTGTAATGCATTACTTGAGCTGTAGTTACTTTGAGTGTAAGCTCCACTTACAGTATCGTAGTGTACAAAGATTTCATCTCCAGCATCGTGTATTTTTGTACCAGAAGAGTTTTTAATATCTTGAGTACACCACATCCTAACCTTACCATCAGAAGCTACTTGTCCTAAATAAGACCCTTCACTTTCATCTCTGTAGTA